AGACAGATCCTGCAGAACTTAATGGTGTGCCCGCTTCATTTGTTGCCATTGTTATTGTAAAAGTCGTAGTGCTTGGAACTGATGTCACCATAAACTTTTCATCTTCAAAAGTAGAATTACTAAAAGTAGATCCGCTTAATCCAGTGACATTATCAAATAAAACAATATCATTTTCATTTAGTCCATGAGTTGATCCTAGAGTGACTGTGACTGTGGGTGTTCCAGACGAACTACTAAAATTAGCTCCTGATATTGTTGTTCGTATTGGGTGAATGTCGTAAAAAATACCACCCGAATAAACATATAAAATTCTATTAGTACCTATGGCAGCATATTTAATACCAGCGTTATCATCAAAATGGTGTATAGCTCTGGCTGCTCCAGTTAGTTTATTTTCACCTAATTGTTGCCAACCCCCTATTTTTTCAGGAGTTCCATATCTAAATCTAACATTGTCACCATCAAACCATTGGCCCTCGGCCCCGGTCTCTGTAACTTGTTTATTAAACCCTGGTGCAAAACCTAATTTCTGTAACATACTAATCCCATATATTAATCAGGCGAGAGATGGTGTGGTGGTGTATCTCTCGCCAGATTAGTATTCTACTATATTATTTTGGTAATTTAAAGCCTTTAAACCATGAAGGGAGCCCTATAAACGGCCTTGTATCAAATTCATTTTCTTTAGCCATCTTAGAGCCTTTTTTGTTGTAATGACAAAATACTTGACCACAGTGGTCACCTTTAAATTCTTCTCTCCAATGTTCTAAATCACAACCAGAATATATTAACATATCCCCTGGTTCTAAATTAATTTTAATACCAGCTTGTTTTTCTTTACCTGTTGGATCTAAAAAAATAGGCCAATCATCGCCGCCTAAATTTAAAGTTGTAGATATTTCACAACTAAATCTATCTTTGTGTCTAGCTAAAACATCACCTTCTTTATATATTCTAGCATAAGTATATGTTTCAGATAATTTTAAACCTGTATGTTTTTCCATAATAGGTTTTACTTTTTGAGATAAAGTTTCCATAACTATATCTGCATAATGTGAGTATGTGTTTGGAATTTGTTCATCTGTCCAAACCCCCCACTCTTCTGTAAATGGAGATATGTATCTTTGGTCGAATAAAAATCTTGCAACCTTTCTTTTATTTAAAAAATAGGCATAACAAAAATCAGCCATTTCTTTACTTATTGCTTTTTTTAAAACACTATATTTATTTTTTTTGAATGACATTTAATACTCCTTTCGGTATTGCTTGACAGTTCCAATGTATAAATCTAAACGGTTCATATCCAATATCTACACTATATAAATGTGGCATATAAGATGGAAAAAACATCATGCGACCAGGTTGAACTTTAAAATGTATTTGTGAGGTCGCTGTTGTAATTTTTGTTTTATCTTTTTCTGGTAATAAATTCATAACATTTCCAGGTCTTGGATCTTCAAAAACAGGATTAGATGTTTTTTCGCTAGCTTTTAAAAAATAAAATCCAGATATATGTCCATTCCAATGTGTATGTAAAGTATGGTGTCCACCACCTTTTTTAGCAAATTCTTGCACCCACAGTTCAGTTGTAAACACTTGATAATTTGTTAGATCAAAACCCATTTCGTTTAATAAATTATGTGCTGTTGCACCAACGTATTTTGTTAATTCATTAAATTTAGGGTCACCTATTAAAGTTGTAGAATGAAATACTTGCCCCGCATCTCCTTTATCACCAAATTTTTTATTTCTTTCATCAATTGTTTTTTTTAAATTTTTTTGAGATTTTTTAATGTAAGGATCAGAAGCTTTGTTTAATTTATTTACAAACTTAGGTTGATCAGCCCACCAAATAGGACAAGGAAAATAATGTTCTAAATTTAATTTATTTGGAAATGTCATGCTCATTTTGTATACCAACAAGGGATTGTATATCTCTCTCCTTTTTTAATTGTATTTACACCATGTTTAATTTTATTTCCACTAAATAATATCATTAGTCCTTTTTTAGGTTTTATCTTAATATTATTGACCATAGTCTCTCCTCCTTCAAAATTATCATTTAAATAGATAATACTAGTGTAATAATGATTTTTAAAATCTAAGTGAATTTTTTGATCAGAATTTTCTAACCATTTTACAATTTGAAAATAATTAACAAATCCTTTGTTATTTATTTTTTTAACAGCAGAATCAAGACGACCATTTAATTTTTTAGCTTCATAAGTAAAATTTGTATGAGTATTTGAAAAGGGGTAAACAGTAATAACCTGAGTGTTTCTATGGCTAAAAGTTCTTTCATCTTTTTCTGGATTAAAAAACTCTGAGTGTTTATTTATAAAATATTCACACTCACTTGGTTTTAAAAAATTTTTATATTTATGAATTGTAGGTGTCATTTAAACGGATATCCTAAATTCCATATTACCAAACTATATCTTGATCCTTTTGTAACAGGGCACACTCTATGCCATACAAAAGATGGAAAAACAATAACAGAACCTTTTGGTAATATTTCTTTACATTTTCTAACATTACGTTTTTTATCAGGGTCTAAATTTCTAAAATCAAATTCTAATTCACCGCCTTTATATTCTTTTGGATCAGATAAAGAAACGGTTACAGATAACTTTCTTATTTTACCATGAGTGGGGTCTTGTTGATTTTGTGCTTGATAAGGTCTCTCCCAACTATCACAATGCCAATCATAATACTGACCTTTATCATATTTTGTAAATTGACAAGACTCACTATAGTCCCAATCAAAATTCCAACCAGCCATATGATTTGCTTTATGAACATAAGGTTGTATTTCTTTATAAATCCATCTATCGTTCATCCAAACAATATTAGAATCTCTTTTTTGTTTTAAATCTTTAACTTGTTTTTTATTTAATTTTTTTGGATCAGCGCCTAATCCACCTGTTAAAGCCATTTGATCAGACAAGGTTTTACCATATCTCACAATATCATCACAAATTTTATGAGGAATTACTCCTGTAAAATAATAATAATGATTAAATAAATTCATCTTTTTACTTTCATACCACTTTAATTTTTATAACAAATTAAAATTTATAATCAACCTTTTATTTGTTTTTCTAGGGTGGTTAGCTGCGTGCATTGTTTTACCATCAAAACAGAGAACCCTGCCTTTTTTTGGACTCACTCTTTTTATTGATTTTCCTATCTTAAGAAAGGTATCTCCGTCACTATCATTTACATAATATATCATAACTTTGTGTGGATCTTTATGATCCATGTGAAATATATTATGTTTTTTTCTTGTATTAGTTTTAAATTTTAAATTTGCTTTACATCTTAAAATAGGTGTTCCTTCCATATCTAATTCACTTAATAAATTCATTATAATATTTGTGTGGGGCGAGTTTATTCTACCTTCATCTACAAACTTGTGAGTTAGTTGAAATTCGTTAAAACTATCTTTAGTTATGGTTTTATATTTTTTAGGAACGTGTTTACCTAATGAATTATTATTGTAATACCATGGAAAATTATCATGTAAAAAATACTCTTCAATTTTATTTTGAAGGGTTTTTGATACCTTGTTATCTATGACTTTCACAGATTAACTTATAACAAAATTACCTGATACTGTAAAGGTTGCTACTTTATCTGTAGAAGGTCCTGGAACACACGCTATACTATTTGTGCAAGGTGTAACGCTCGCAGATATGCTACCTGGAAATCTTACTAATACAACTCCTGATCCACCTGCTTTACCACCGGTATAGTCACCGCCACCGCCACCACCGCCACCACCTGTGTTAGCAGTTCCTGCAGAGCCAGCTTCATTTACAGGTCTTGCTGGGGATCCAGCTGCACCAGTTCCACCACCACCTGGGCCTCCGGCTCCGGGAGCACCACTCGCGCCTGAAGATGGAGAAGTTGGTCCACCACCTCCTCCGCCACCACCACCGGCTCTTACTGTACAGTCACCTGGCCAAGCAGAAGATCCTGCTCCACCAGCACCACCCGCATCTGCAGGTGAAGTATTACCTCCAGCTCCACCGGCTCCACCACCGCCGCCACCACCATCACCAATGCTACCAGGTGCAGTTCCTCCTGGATTACCTTGAGGTGGGCTTACGGGAGGAGTATTACCTGCTGCTCCACATTTTCTTGATCCTTGACAAGCTCCACCACCACCAGATCCACCAGCTTGAGCCGCCTGTTTATAATTAGAAGGAGAAGGACCTGTTCCTGGTTGTCCACAGAAACCATCAGCACCTGATCCACCACCCGCTGATACTAATTCTAAAGCTCCGCAGGCATCAAAACTTGATACACTTCCTTGTCTACCAGGTAAAGGATTACTTGCACTTCCTGCAGTTCCTCCACCACCAACAACTACTGCAAATGTTCCGGGTGCAAATAGATCAATTGAAGTATGTCTATAACCACCAGCTCCTCCACCACCAGCAGCAGTGAATGTTGGAGAAGCACTTGTACTTCCTCCTCCACCACCAGCGATTACTAGGTAATTTACTGTGAACGATGGTTGAGGCCAAGTATCATCTTTTCTTGCTTGAAATTGACTTTGCATTGACCACACACCAGTTGCTTTATTTAATTCTTTTGTAATGACCACTCCTGATCCACCTGTTCCTGCTGCAGTATTAGTTGGTCCTCCACCTGAACCACCACCACCGCCTCCAGTGTTTGCTGTTCCTGGTGTTCCTGCTTGTCCTGTTGCTCCTGGTCCTGGTCTATCTCCACCTTTACCACCACCACCTGGGCCACCAGCGCCACCCGTACCAGGGGGTTCTGAACCTGCTCCACCACCACCAGCATAAGTAACACATGAACCTGTAATATTATTTGCTAAACCGTTTCCACCAGCACCACCGCTTATATTATTAGGAGAAGTTCCACCTGCACCTCCAGCACCACCACCGCCGCCTCTGCATCCGGATCCTCCATCATTTCCTTGACCGACTATTCCTTCACCTTTACATGCGCCTGTTCCAGAACCTCTTCCTCCACCACCAGAACCACCATCTTTTACACAATCAGGAGTGTTTCCAAATACTCCACCTCCACCACCTGTTGCTGTTAAAACTGTGCATCCTATTGTTAAAGTTGAATTGTTTCCTTTGACACCAAAACTTTGTGGACTTCCTGGGTTAGCTGAACCGGCGCCAATAACCGCTGCATAAGCAGTTGAACCACATACATTTACGTTTGTAGTAGGCAACATACCTCCTGCTCCACCACCGCCACCAGCATCATTTCCTCCTGATCCACCTCCAGCAATTACTAAAGTATCAATTATTCTAGTTCCTGCTTGTGTTGTGATATTTCCTGAAGAGGTTTTAGTTGTAACAGTATTTTTACCAAAAGAAGATTTATTTATTGCTCCTAATATACCACCATTTGCCGAGCCAGATTTATTTCTTGGCATTGTGTCCCCCTATGCGGACACCCAAGCTGTGCCGTTCCAATCGTAAACTGTTGGTGTTTCCGCTTCGTCGTCTGATTTGTTTGCTTTCCAACCTTTTGTATTATCGGCGTTGTATGAATTCTCATCCCAATATATACGATATCCCACATCACCTTCTGTTGTAATTGAAGGATATTCAATTGGTGCTTTCCAATCATCATTTGCGTCTAATGACCATGACGCAAAAGGTTGCGGTCCTAAAAATTTATCTTTTGCATAATCGTATATGTATCCGATTCCTGCATACATTTTTCTAAAATTATTATTATAAGAAGTTTGTTTCCAAGTTCCACCTTTGAAAAAATTAATACACCATGATTCACCATCAACGTGCATATCATTTTCTCCTAGAGGTCCCGCTGCTGTAGATACATCATTACCTACAACTACAACTCTTTGAACAACCCAATTTTGTTTTGAGCTATCGAATTCGTCTGTTTCTTGTTTTATTTCTGCAAAGTGTGCCATATTCTTAC